CGGTCGTCCCCCCTAATACCCCCCTCTTACCATTTATCTACCGCCCCCTATTTCTATCACTCATTACACTCATCCCCCTCCCTCCCCTCATTAGGCTTCCGCTACCTCGTTTTTAGGTAGACTTTTTTTTCTTTTTAGATTTATAATCTCTTTACATTTACTCATTCGGAGTTATGTGTTTAACAAGCATATTTATGGCAATGGTATTTATGTTTCTACATATTATTACTCTGTAGTGTGAATGTATGTATGTATGGGGGCGAGAGCCCCTTTTTATTCCATATTCCCTCACGCTGCCACCTACGGAATTTGGGTTCCCCATCTTCGTTTTTACCTAGTTTTTTTAGCCTTTACCTGTTATACTTAAGCTAATTCGGAGAGATGGTCGAGTGGCTAAGGCAGGGGTTTGCTAAATCCCAGTGGTACTTGTTACCACCGCAGGTTCGAATCCTGCTCTCTCCGCCAATTTTTTTCATGGGGGAGATGGTGACGCGCATGAGTGTTTGTCTTGCTAGGGCGGTTCAATTCCGCTTACCCCCAACTTTTTCTTTGATAGCTCAATGGTAGAGCAACGGTCTGTTAAACCGTAGGTTGCTGGTTCGAGTCCAGCTCAAAGAGCCATTTTGGGTTTAATATGATTATTATTTCAGACTTTCCACCAACAGCCCAACAGAGACCTCGAGTTAATAGGTTCGTCACCTACGACCCATCCAAAGGAGACAAATTAGAGTTCCTAAAATCTGTGATGACCCAGCTACCGAAGGCTCCACTAACCTCACCGCTACTACTAAGAATTGTTTTTAACTTCCAACGCCCCAAAAGCCACTATACCTCTAAAGGTGAGCTGACGCGTTATGCCCCAATTCGGCACACCAAGAAACCTGATATTGATAACCTGATTAAATTTATTCTTGATGCGTTAAATGGGCAACTTTACGTCGATGATTCTCAAGTTATTTCGCTATCAGCTAGAAAATTATATGCGAAGGAAGCGGGGATAACTATACGGGTCAAGGGCATTAGTAATTAGTCCTAAAATATTCCATCTAAAATGTAATTTTTTTCTTTTCAAGATTGTAGTTTTTTGTTATACTCCCTGTGTGGTGGTACTAGCGGTTTTGGGTACCCATAATCGTTTTTAGGTGCAAAAAAGGAGATAAAAAATGATAGATGAAATTAATCAAGAACTGTATGACCTAGGCTTTATCGGTAAAAAAGACTTTGTAGTAACAGACTTAAAAGATAAAATTAAGATTTACGAAGCCGAGATAAATAAAATATTTCATTCACTTCAAGCAGATCTACAGATAGACAAAAAAATGTATGGGAGCAAAGACTATGCTCCAACGGATATAATCAATCTTTCCAACTACCTTAATACTCTTGAGTGGCACCTATGTATGTGTCGTGACCGATTAGTAGGTCTTTCGCATGAAGTAAATGAGGATATATCCAATATGGCAAAGGAGGCTCAAAAATGACCGACGTAGATTCACTATTTAATAGTATTGTGAGGCTGATAGAAGATTCATACAACACTATGGATGAATTTACTCCAATAATTTACCTTACTTTAGATGGTAAAAGTGAATCTGAAAAACTGGCTTTAGCATCACAATTATCTGAAGTGGTTAAGCAAATAGAGGTTAATGGTGATACGCACTATGTCTCATTAGTTTCAGATGTTTGCGTAACTAAGATTTTAACAGATGTAAGGCTTAATGAGAGATATTACCAATTAATATCCATAAAAAAAGCATTAGAACAAGATGGAAAGTTATTATAAAAAATACATTATAGATACCCTGTATTGGATATGGACAGAGGATAGAATGGGTCAATGTAAATGGGATAAAAATTTCTACGTCGATGCATACCGTATTGCTTATTCTTTGTCCTATCTTTATCCAGAAGAGAAACTTACAGACTATGAATGGTTCTGCAATAAAGTTGTATTCTTAAATACAGATAAAGGTGCATCTGCTTATAGAGAGGGGCGACACTTGTGGGGTTATGTGGAAAATAAATGGTACTACGAATCTGAAGAATCGTTGTATGAGAGAATAAAAAAAATAAAAGAATATATTAAATTGGGAGAGTTTATTTTTTATTAAAGAATAAAAGGAGAATGAAAATGATAAAAATGACTGATAAGGAACTCGTAGAGTTTGTTTTTAAAATTTCTAATTGGCATGAGAATACTTGTAGCACTGAATGGGATTGGGTAAAGGATGATATGCTCTATATATTGAATGAAATTTCTCACGATATCTTAGAGCGTATATGGGAAAAAGACGAAGGTTGTAATGTCACTGACTCAAAGGAATATTGGAGCAACTTAATAGAAGAATTTATAAAAGAAAGATCTGGCGAAGATCTAAAAGAAAAAGAGGATGCATTAAAAAAAGAGGTTTTGAAGGAGTTGCAAAAAATCAAAAAGTTGCTGGAGGAAAGATGAATAAAGAAGATTTATATATAAAAGCTCCTTCAATTAGTTGGGTTAGGGATACGGCTAATCCAGAAGGTAAAATATATTCTACAATGGATTCATTTAGAATTTTATTCGATAAGTTTAATGAACTCTGGGATAAGATAGAAGGATTAGAAAAGAGAATTGAGCAATTAGAGGGGAAATGATAATAGACGAAGAAATTGAGCAATTAAAAATTATAATTAAAAAAGGCGAGGATTTTGCTAACGCAATAAAGAACGATTCGACTTGTAAAGAAGGGTTTGAAGCAGCGAGAAAACTGATTGAGTATTACGAAGATGAGTTAGAACGCTATATGCTGGAGTTTGCCGTATTACCGTGAAATAATCCTTTCCAACTGAAAATCCATTAAAACACGCTTCTAATATCGTTTTTTGCTACCATTTTGTTGTAAATATATGCTAACTTGATATTAGGAGTTCGGCTTTATGGAAGATGATTATTTAGAAACTAAAGATATAATATTAGAGAATCCAGAGGATTTCATAAATCCTGTATACTACGAGTATATGCTCTCTAATAACAACCCCGTCCAGATTTATTACGGCGGTTCCTCAAGTGGCAAGTCCCACGCAATAGCACAAAGAGTTATTATTGATGTTTTACAGGGGAGAAACTATCTCATAGTCCGTAAAACAGGCGATTCCTTGCGTAGATCTACATTTAATGAGGTTGTTAGTAAGCTATATGACCTTAATGTCGCCGATTACTTCAATGTTAATAAAGCCGATATGATTATCACCTGCAAGCTCCATAACCGCCAGATTATGTTTAGAGGCTTGGATGATGTTGAAAAGTTGAAGTCTATTAAGCCGTTAAATGGCGTTATAACCGATATATGGCTGGAAGAGGCGACCGAGTGTTCCTATAACGACTATAAGCAATTAGACAAACGTTTAAGAGGTAGAACAGAGTTTGTAAAGCGCATAATGTTTAGCTTTAACCCGATTGTAAAAAGCCATTGGATATATGAGGAGTTTTTCAAAGATAGGTGGGACAATACAAAACAGTATGTCGAAAGTGATGGGGTGAGCATCCTCAAAACTACCTATCGCGACAATAAGTTCCTTGCAGAGGATGACGTTGCCCGCCTTGAGGCGGAAAAAGACCCATATTATAGAATGGTTTATTTAGAGGGCGAGTGGGGTGTCCTTAAAGGCGTTGTTTATGAGAATTGGGAAGTTAAGGATTTTGATAAGGAAGGGTTCGATCAATATAGAATAGGGGTTGACTGGGGTTTTGCGTGTCTAAGTGGTGACGCTTTAATCACAACCGATAAAGGAGATATTCCGATAAAAGATATAAAAGAAGGGGATTTAGTTTTAACGAGGGAAGGATATAGAAAAGTAACAAATCATGTTTCTAGGGGGCAATCAGAAGTCTATGCCGTTGACTTTGGCTATGGTAAAAGTATAATAGCAACACCAGATCATAGGGTATTTACCTGCGATGGCTGGAAAAGAGTTGACGAATTAGGGAGCAATGAGAAGATATGCGAGATGAGATTGTCTTTAATGGGAAGGTTTATCGGCGTTATCCTAATGGGAAGCACCCAAATTATTTCTATTATAAAACGAAAAACGAGCATAGGATCTATCATAGAGATCTTTGGGAATTTTATAAGGGGCGTATTCCAGAGGGGTACGTTATACATCATAAAGACGGCAACCCTTTTAACAATGATATTTCAAATCTTGTTTGTATTACCCCTGAAGATCACTCAAAAATACATTATAAAGACAATCTCGGAGCTATTCCAGAAGATAAACAAAAAGAGATACGGGCAAGGTACGGTTACACTAAAGAAAACTGGAAGCAACGTCGAAAAAAATCAATTACAACAGCACAAGAGAGAAGAGGGATATGTAAAGAGTGCGGGATGCCTTACAAGGTTACTAACGTTCACCAAAAATACTGTTCGCCAACTTGTAGAAAAAGAGCCAATACTAGGGACAGTCAAGCGGAGCATATCTGCGAAGTATGTGGAAAGCCGTTTATGGCTCCAACATATTATAAACGCACAACCTGTTCAAAAGAATGTGCGTATAAGGCGACGGTTGCTAAGTCAAAAAAAAGAAGTGTTTGATATAACCGTAGAGAATGGGGAATTTTATGCTAATGGAATATTAGTTCATAATTGCGACCCCTTCGCCTGTATTCGTGTCGCTATTGATATAAGACGGCGTGAGTTATGGGTTTGTGACGAGATTTACAAAAAGGGGATGTTAAACGACGAGTCTATCCCTCTGGTTAAGAAGTTGTCCCGTGGTTCGGTTGTATGGTGCGATAGTGCGGAGCCTAAATCTATTGTTGAATATAGGTCTAGGGGAATAAATGCCTATGGGGTAAGAAAGGGGCAAGGTTCTATCGAGCAGGGAATCAACTTTATAAAACGTTTCCATATCTACGTTCACCCCTCATGTAAACATACCCAAGATGAGCTTAGCAGCTACCGCTATCGTGAGGACAGCAGAACAGGGAATATATTGCCAGAACCAGTGGATAAGGATAATCACCTTATGGATGCCCTACGCTATGCCTTAGAACGTGATGCCCGTATGAGAGGCACCATTAAGCAGGGGTTATAAATGGCAGAGAAAAAGAAAATTTTTTATATTAATAAAGTCAAAAAAAAGGGGTGGAGAAGCTCATACCGATATAAAAACCCAAAGGGGAAAGAATGGGTTGTGTGGGGTGATTCAGAAAAGGAATATATAATAGTAGATGGGTATTTATGGCATAGAACGAAGTTATCCCCAATATTCAGATCGTGTAACGAGACTCTAAATAGGTACCTTTACGAGAAAACCTATAAATGTAAGCTGACTTCCAAACAAAGAATATGTTTCAAGGATGGGGATTGCTCAAATTATCAAATTGGAAACCTGTATGACGCCTCGAAAGAAGAGTGGCGAGATCTCGAAACAATACAAAAATCAAAAAAAGCAAAAAATAAATATGAAAAAAAACGAAAGCTAAGTAGAAAAGAAGCAGAGAAAAAAGAGCTAAGGGAATACTTAAAAGAAGTAAAAAAGCACTGGGGGAAAGTCCCGCCAATAGATGACAAGGATTTGTATAATCAAGAACTGGGACATAGGACATCTCTTGCAACCAGAGCAAAAAATGCGTTAAACAGAAGGCGAATTAGGGAGTATAAAAAGAAAACGGTTGAGGATTTAATCGCTAACTTTAATGCCGTTATGAATGGCAAAAAACTACCTAGAAAAAAGAGAGAAAAAAAGTAAACTAAAATTATGGAATTACAAAACGGATTACAAAACTTAGTTGAAGATGTGGTAAATGCAGATAATGGTATCTTTCCAGAAAGCGGAATAGGTAATACTGCACCGATTCAGGACTTGGCACCATTATTTTACAACAATCGTTACAGTATGATTACTATGCAGCGACAGTTACTTTCAGAGCTGTATGTCGAGCATGGTGTTGTGCAAACTATGATAGATCAGCCGGTAGAAGACGCTTTTAGGGGTGATATTGCCTTAATCACAAAGCAGCTAAGTGATGATGATCTTAGGATGCTTGAAAAGTACCTATTTCAAAACGATGTTTATTTACGAGTTATTGAGGCTTATAAGTGGAGCCGGTTGTTTGGTGGTGGTGGTGTTATTGTAAACGTTGATGGTGACGACCCTGCAACTCCGTTTGATATAAATGCTATTAAGAAGGGTTCCCATTTAGAATTTTATTCGGCTGATAGGTGGGAGTTATCAAGTACCCCGTATGTCCTTAACCCCTCAATAACTAACCCAACAGGAGTGATGGAAGGGGTAAATTTTAACTTTTACGGCGATGAGGTAAACCCTACTCGTGTTATTACCATTAAAGGCAAAGATGCCCCATCTCTTAAGAGATTGCAGCTTCAAGGTTGGGGAATGAGCGAGGTTGAGCGCCTAGTTGCCCCAATGAATAAGATCATAAAGAATCAAAATGTCATCTATGATTTACTAGACGAAGCGAAAATTGATGTCTATGCACTTCAAGACTATCAGACAAGCTTAGTCGCCGGCGAAGATGAAGCTATTAAGAAGCGTATCACTTTGTCTAATATGCTAAAGTCCTACCTTAATGCTTTGGTGATGGATAAAGAGGATGAGTACCACCAAAAACAACTGTCATTTAGTGGGTTATCAGAGATTTTACAGGAATGTCGTTTAGACGTAGCAGCAGCCCTTAGGATGCCAGTAACAAAGATATTTGGTATGGCAACGGCTGGTATGACTAGCGGAGATGATGACTTAGAAAACTATAACACTATGATTATCCGCGATATAAGGATGCCCGCTCGTAAAAATCTCTTGAAGATACTTGGTATGTGCTGCCGTGCGGTCTTTGGATTTGAACCAGACGATTTAGACATCGAGTTCCCTTCTCTTAGGGTTTTAGACCAAGAGAAAGAAGAGCTTGTAAAAAATAGTATGTATCTTAGAGGTAAAGACTTGTTTGTTATTGGTATGATGACAAGAGCAGAGTTCTATGAGTACCTTTATAAGAATGATATTTTAAGACAAGACCTAGAGGTTAAGCATAATGACGACTACTATTCGGCTTATAATGAGTATGGAGATGTAGTTGAGGATTTAGTTACTAAGGCAGAGGATAAGGAATTGAATAAGGGAGATAAGCAGCCCTACGATACTTTGACTCTAAGACGTAGCGCAATTATGAGGGATATAACCTAGTGCTAATAGGAATCCCACCTTTCCCGATTCCGCAAAAAGAATATATCCGCTATGCAAGGGAGTTGGGAGAGTCGATAAAAAAATTATACCTTTCTCCGGTAGAGGAAGCCCTTAAGAAAGTTGAGTTTATAAACCAAGCCTTTTATAGAAGTAGTTTGTCCCATGTTTGTGAGGACATTATTAAGGGGAAAATCTACTATAAAAATGGCTATCTATATGGGAGCTTTTCAGCATACACGTCTAAGGAATTAAAAGATGCAGGCTATAAGTGGATTAATGGAAGTTTCAAGGTAGATCTTCATAACTCTCCCGATATAGCTAGTGCCGTTGCGGTAAAACAGGAAAACGATAGAGAAAAAATGGAAGAGTTAGCACTACTTTTACTCTTAATTGGTGGTAAGGTTTATTCTGATATAAAAGCTGATACTCTTAAAACCCAGACTGAAAAAATAGAAGAATATTACGATAAGAGGATAGTAGCAAAAAAGGAAAAACAGCTATTAGACCTAGATAAAATTGCGCCTGATAACATTCCATCACCGGTAGTCGTTATATCAGACGACCAAATAAAAGAGATAAAAACGCTTCCAGAAAAGAAAGTAACCGTTAAAGAAGTTGCAGCTATAACTAAAGTAGATTCCTTTTCAGATAGAGAGAATGAAAAAGTATATGGTGCAATTAATGAGGAAATAAACGAATCCATAGAAGGTTTTATTGAGAAAAGAACCGAGCGCCTAAAAAAAGAGCTTGAAAAACTAGCAGCAGAGGGAAAACTTAATAAAGATACAATAGAGGCAAAAATTAAAAGAGAAAAGCAGATTATTCAAAATAAAGCTGATTTTTTATCTATAAGAGCATTAAATTTACTACGAACTGATATAACGCGTAACGTTGCATTAAGACAAGGTTATACTAAGTATAGGTGGATAACAAGACGCGATGAAAGGGTTCGACCATCTACATTGTATCAATTTAAGGCAGGGGAAGACCACCGCTACTTGGACAATGTAATATGTGACTGGAATAATCCCCCTGTAACAAATATTAAGACAGGAAGAACAGCGCACCCAGCAGAAGATTATGGGTGTCGTTGTGTTGCTGAAATAGTAACGGAGGTAACAGAGAATGATAAAGTTTATAGAGAAGGAAAACGCCCTAGCTATGTATCCTAAAGTGATGGATGTATCCTCGTTCATTACAGCAGGATTAGTTGATTACTCCGATGCAGGGGATGGGCGCTATCTCTTGAAAAAGGAGACAATAGATAAGATGTTATCCACGTTGGAAGGTAGACCTGTAGTTATGGGGCACCAGAAGATAACAGAAGATAACATTGACGATTTAGCGGTTGGGTATGTTTTGGGTGGTAACTTTAATCCAGAAACGGGGCAATATGATTGTAAGATCATAGTGAAAGATACTGAAATAGTGAACGCTATTAAAAGTGGGCACAATAAGGTATCTAGTGCTTATGAGCCTACGGAGTTTGGTGATGGTGGCACTTATTCGGGTTTAAGTTACGATGCTGAAATAAAAAATGGAGTCTTTACACATCTTGCGATTGTAGATACTCCAAGATATACCGATGCTAAAATTTTAACCAATAATTATGAGGGACAAAAAATGTTCAAAAGATTATTTAAGAATGAGAAACAAAACGAGGAGATCCGAGAGTTCGGTATCTGCGATAATGATTTAATTGAGGTTGAAGGCGCAACAGTTTCTATTGGCGAGTTAAAAGCAGCTTTCCTTGAGAAACAAAACGCTTGCAAAAACGAGGTTGAAGAGGAAAAGAAAGAAGAGGTAAAGGAAGAGGAAAAAGAAGAAGAGAAAGAAAATTGCAGCGAAAAAAAGAACGAAGAGGTTGAGGTAGAGGAAACCGAAGAGGTAAAAGAAAAAGAAAACGAGGTTGAGGAAGAAGAAAAGAAAGAGGAAGAAAAGGAAGAAAAGGAAGAAGTAAAAGAGAAACAGAACGAAGATGAAAGCGCTCGCCTCAAGGAAATGGTTCGTGCAATTCTTAGAGAGGAAATGAAGGATGTTCATAACTGTTCTGAGAAAAGTAATTCTTTGAGAATGAAAGCTTTAACACGTCCTCAAGTTGACGAGTCAGAAGGCTATGAGACTAGAGCAGACAGAATTAAGGCATCTAACGAAAAATATAGTAAGTAACTTTTTAGGAGGGATAATAATGGCTACTATAAATTTTAACGCTTTTGCACAAGAGACCGCTGCGGGGAAACTTGAGCAGTCTCCAAATATGGCGATTTACTCTGTTCGTTTAGAGGTTGGATCAGATACAACCCTTAAACCATGCACTGCTGTAAAGCTTAAAAATACAAGTTCAAAGCTTATAACAGTAACACCAACCACATCTGATGCAGATGAGATTTTTGGATTTATTCCATTAAATCACAAAAACAACGGTTTAACAGTTACAAGCACAGCTCCTGTTACAGTAGAGGTTGCATCTTTTGGATGTATTTTAACGATGGAAGCAAGTGCAGCTATTAATAGAGGCGCTCATGTAACCTATGCCTACTCAACTAATAAGATTGCTACCTCTACATCAAGCGATCTTATTTGTGGTATTGCTTTAGATGCAGCAGCAGCTAGCGGTGATTTAGTTCGCGTGCTTTTAACTGTTCCAAATGTTCCAGTTGCGGAGTCTTAAGCTATGGCAATTATACCTTTTAACGCATTTAATCAGGTAACGGCACAAGGTAAACTTGAGCTTACACCAAATGCGAATATCTTTACTTGCCAAATATCACCAGAATATACGGGCGATGATCTAGTTCCTGCACAAGCTGTTAAGCTTAAGGGTTCTAATACTGGGGTTCCGGTAGTCGTACCAGTAGAGGAAGGTGATGATGTTTTTGGATTTGTGGCACTCGACCATAAATACAATAACTATGCAGCAGGTAAACTCTGTCGGATTGCATCAGATTATGCTGTTATGAGCATGGTATCAGATGGAGCTATTACACGAGGTGACAATGTTACTGTTAGTGGAACAGCTACGGTAGCAACTACCGAAGATAAGGCTACATCAGTTGGCGTTGCTTTAGACAATAGTTTTGATGGCGCAATTCTAAGAGTACTAATTAAGTGCATAGGCAATAATCTTGCAGAAACACCAGCAGCACCAGAGGCGGGAACGCTAATGGGGACAGGAACTTTCACAGCTACCTTTAATTCAGAATCAGCAGTTGAAGAGATAACAGCAGGAATGGCAGTAGAATTACAGTCATCAGAGGATGGGATTGTAGTTGATGCAGCTAGCACGGCTGTTCATGGCTTTTTACTTGCTCAAGCTGAATATACAAAGGGTGGAAGTGTAACAGTTGCAACCTCCGGATCTATCGTTTATCTCACAGCCGGCGAGACAATCACCGCTGGGGATGGTGTTGTTTATAACAGCGGTAAAATGGATGTTGTAGGCGAAGGTGATACAGCGCAGGGTATTGCTTTACAGTCAGCAAGTGCAGACGATTTGTTTGCGTGTAAGCTAGTTTAATTTTATTTTTTTGGAGTGTTTAAGATGATTGATATTTCTAGGATGACTCATCAAGAGTTTATGAACAGCATCAATACCAATGATGCCGCTTATCAACAGATAGTCACAACCCTAACCGATATTACTAACAAGGTAATTAGACAGAAATTTTATAGAGTAAATATCTCTGATTACGTTGATGTAGAGGTTGGGCGTGCAGCTTTTATGCAAGAGATTTTGCACAACGCTATCGTTGATATTTCTGGTTCTTTCGAGTCCGGTGTTATTAATACAGGTGCAGAAGCTCGTATGGATTATAGCGATATTGCTATTGCTCCTAAGAAATTCCCTGTTATTAATTGGGCTAAAAAATCTCTTTACAGTATCTTTGATGTCCAGCAAGCATTTAGGGCAACGAACTTTGATATTATTGAAGAGATGGCTAAGAGCCGTAAACGTAATTGGGATCTTGGTATTCAAGAGACTGTGTTCACTGGTTCTCGTGTAAATACCGCTGTTACAGGTCTTGCTAATAATGCTAATGTAACAATCGATACAACTACACTAACTAACTTTATTACAGCGTTGACAGATGCTCAGTTCCAAGCATTTGTTGGAAAACTACTTGAAGCTTTCTATGCTAACAGCAACTATACTGTTATGCCAAACCGCTTCTATATTCCAACCGCTGATTATAACGGCTTAGGTAGTGCAGCGAGTACCTCATATCCTATTGTTACCCGTCTTGAGTATCTCGAGAAGGTCTTTAGGGATATTGTTCAAGGTTATGGAGTGAATGACTTTAAGATCCTTCCTCTTGCATACCTCAATAAGGCAAAGATGAACGCTATTGTAGGAAGAAACTACAACCGTTATATTCTTTGCAATAAAGACCCAGACACCTTCTATGCACCGATTCCAGTAGATTTTACAATGACTCAATTCGGTACAGCAGACAACTTTAATTTCTACAACGTCGCTTACGGACAGTATGCAGGAACAGTTGTTTTAAGACCTCAAGAGATCTTGTATTTAGATCACAATCAATAGGGGGTAATATGAGGTTATTAAACGTAGGTCAAAGAAAGTTTGTTCTTTCAGTCGGCGAGGTTAAGCCTATGGATGTCGTAGAAGTTGAGGACGCTGAAGGTTTAGCTATTGCTGAGGGGTATCCAGAGGAGTTCAAACTTTTGGATGATCCTAAAAAAGAAGTAAAGGCTGAGGAACAGCCAAAGAAAAAGAAAAAGTAGGTTAAAAGGGAGGTGATGATTATGGCAGTGTTTAATTTTTCAGATGTTACAGTTGAGGATTTCAAACACTACTTTGATCGTCACTTTCCCTTTGCACCAGCAGATGACCCAGACAATAAAGAATACATTCGAGACAGGGATATTGAGTTAGCTTTTAAGCAGGCACAAGTAAATTTTAACCGCGCTTTATGGAGTGACCCCGAGCAGGCAAAGGTTGCATATTTATTCTTAACCGCGCACTACTTATGTATGGATCTTCAAATGGCACAGGCTGGTATCAACTCAATAGGTCATTTTATAGTTTCTCAAAAAACAGTTGGAGAGGTTAGCGCAAGTTACTCTATTCCATATCGTTACACTCAAAGCGCTTACACAAGCTACTTAACAGGCACGCAGTTTGGTATGAAATACTTAAGTTTATTGCTCCCACGCATTACAGGTGCAGTTGGGCTTGTTAAAGGGACAATAACGTATGAGTAAGGTAGAGCTTAGGTATAATAACAAAAACTTACTTAAGCTAATTGAGGAATGTAATAAGTTAAACTCTATTAGCCAAGTAGTTGGTATATTGGATGGCGCTCCTAATGGCTTAGCAGAGATAGGTTATAAGAACGAGTTTGGAGCGAGTGCAGCAAGTTCAGATTTACATAAAGATATTCCAGAGCGTAGTTTTATAAGAGCACCATTGGAAGAGAATTGGGAGCATATCTTAGATGTTCATGTTGGGGGAAATAATGTCTTTGAAAAGGACTTTTGGAAGAGATTAATAAAAAGAGGAGCAAGTATTGTATTAGACGATATTGCGCAAGAGGCTGCCTTAACAATTCAATGGGCAATCATTGATGATGACCCTCGCAAAAAAGAAAACTCTCCTTATACATTAGCTCGTAAAAATTCAACAGTTCCATTACATGATAAAGGGGTATTAGAAAATAATATAACTCATAAGGAGGTGTCATGATCTTTGATGGGGGAAGTAAACCACTTTCTTACGATAACATAGGAATTCCTAACGTTGCAGACGTTGTGCAGGGATGGCTTAAACCTTTAGTTGCACAGTTTGTTAAGAAGACAATTAAAGATGGTGATGTAGTAGAGGAGATGACCTCTATAGGATTTAATGGAATGATACAACCTCTTTCTGGATATGAGTTATCAATTCTAGATGAGGGAGAGCGAGATTGGGAGTGGGTTAAAATATTTACAGATTATGCTGATTTTAACAATGATGACAGATTTTTTCTAGTTGATAAGTGGTATCGAATAATGAAAAAACGCCCCTTTGAAAGGTATGCTTATGGATACTATCGTTATGATGCTATATTGGATTATGAGGACAAGGTAGTAGATGACGAAGAGTACTAGAGAACCAATTAAATGCGTGATGGATGTTCTAAAAGAGTTTATGTCTTTAGATGACGAACATTGTTATCTATACAACAACAAGTGGATCATTCCAAATGATAAAGAGTTGTTTATAGTGTTAGGAATAATGAGCGTTAGTCCTATTGGTAACACTCTAAAATACTACAAAGAACCAGATAAATTGTTAGCAGTAACAACAACGAATGTTAGAGGATTATATTCACTTAATATTTTCTCTTATGATACAAGCGCTAGAACACGACAGGCGGAGGTTATAGCAGCGCTCCATAGTGATATAGCTATAAGGTCACAGGAAAGACACAGTTATAGTATATCAGCACACACGATGAGTTTTCGTGATGTATCGGATTTAGAGGCTTCAAAACGACTTAATCGGTATGTTGCAACCTTTGGTATTCAGTACGGCGAAACGTTTACTAAAGAGGCTCCATATTGGGATGAGTTAGGAGGGTATAAAACTTTTATAAATGACTAGTTATTTTAGAGGGAAAAAAAATGGCAGAAATAGATATTTCTAACATTATTAATGTATCCATTTCGGATAGCCCTATCTCTATGCGACAAGCTAATACAAGTGCATTGGCTTGCGTGACAGAGGAGCAAGCTCCGAATGGTGAACCTTATATCGTCTACCGGTCTCCGGTGCAGGTTGCAACAGATTTCGGTAGCCAAAGTGAGGTTTATAAGCAAGCCGTTGCAGTATTCGCACAGGCACCAAACATTTTAACTGCTAATGGTTATTTTGTTGTGTTGCCGGCGCTTGCATCTGTTACAATTCCATCAAAGGCAGGCTATGCTATTATTGATGCGATTAATCTTCAAAACTTTAGGATGGTATCGGATGGTTCCGTTAATATCGGAGCAAATGGGGATACCGCCTATGAATTTACAGGATTAAATTTCACAGGGGCTAATACAACCGAAGGTGTTGCAGCAGTCTTCCAAGCAGCTATCAATGCTAGCGAAACAGCAGGAACGGCAACTACAGGAAGTATCACAGCATCCAATTTTACATCAATAAGTGATGGATCTTTTGGAATCACAGTTGACTTAGGAAGTGTTGTTAGTATCACAGGATTGGATTTTACAGGCACCACAAGCGTTGCAGATATTGCTACTGTTATTTCAGCAGCTCTTACTACAGCGGAGGCAGGTGCAACTTGTAGCGCAGTTGGAGATACTCTTGTATTTACAAGTGCTACTACAGGCGATGGATCTAGCGTTATTTTAAGCACTGATAGCACCGGAACCAATTTACTTGCCGCTGATTACTTTGGGGAAAACTTAGTAAATGTAAATGGTCAAGATAAACTAGGTGTTACAGTAGCTTTCGTTGATGGTCACTTAAGATTTACCTCGGATGTAGCAGGTGGTAATTCGGAGGTTACTATTGAGCAAAACACAACAGGGACAGATTTAACCGGCATTTCATATCTAGATATTGATGCAGCGGTTTTTGTTCCAGGTGTTGAAGCGTACTCGGGACGTGAAAGGTTAGTTGATACCTTAATTCGTTGCAAACCACTTGTTTATTTCTCTGGAATTTTAGTAGATCACTCATTAGATCCTGCTTACAATAATTCTGAATTGTTAGATGCATCTAACTGGGTACAAAGTGAAGATAAGATGCTATATATCGCTAATAACGATATTACTTGCTGCGATGCTGGGGAAATATTTGATGTTATTAGAGGACGCAACAATCACCATACAAGGTGCTTAGCTTATTTTAAGGACACAGCACAAAGCGCTCGTTTAATGGCGGCAGCTTATGCCTCAAGGGGTCAATCAGTTGACTTTGGAGGTTCTAACACAACCTTAACCATGCAACTTAAGACCTTGGCTACTATCGACCCAGATCCTAATGCGACAGAGACTTTAGTCCAGAAAGCAAAGGCTGTGGGAGCTGATATGTATGTATCAGTCGATGGTGTCCCTTGCGTATTCTCTAACGGAGCAAACGAGTTTTTCGATAATGTCTATAACGATATTTGGCTTAAAACAGCGCTTCAAGTTGCAGGATTTAACGCGCTTCGTAATGCAGCGTCAAAGATCCCTCAAACGGCAGCAGGTGTTGAGATCTTAGTCAAGGCTTATACCGATGTTCTAAATACTGGCATTAAGAATGGCGCCTTTGCAGCAGGTAAATGGACTCTTCCAGTAACCTTTGGTGATCCACAAATGCTAAAAGATGCCGTTGAATCTGTAGGATACTATGTATATGCAACACCGATAGAAGAACAGGCACAGTCAGAGAGAGAAGAACGTAAGGCACCGTTTATCCAGATGGCTATTAAACGTGCTGGAGCTATTCATACCTCTGATATTTTGGTTTATATCAATAATTAATAGGGGGCAAAATGGCGATAGATACGTTAGTAGGTCAAGATACTATCATCCTAGATGATAGACAGATTACGGATGTTGGCTTTGGCGATGTCGTGGTTCTCGATATGCCTAATACTTTTATGGAGATGGAGTCCGGAAAAGATGGTAACACGGTATTTGTGTTCATGGAATCTGGTCGTCAAATCCAAGTAAAGCTTAGGGTTTTAGTCGGACGCGATGACGACAGATGGCTAAATGCCAAACTGGAATCAATGAAAAATAGCTTTATTGGTCAGACCTTAATGACCTTAACTCTTGCTAAGAGAGTTGGCGATGGAAAAGGCGGAATCATAACCACTCGCTGGAATCTTGAAGGCGGGATGTTTACAACTCCACCAAGTACCAAGTACAATGTCAGTGGCGATAAGGAGCAGGCGATTCAAGAGTATTCCTTAGGGTTTGCTCGCGGCACCAAGTCCTTTAGCTAATGAGCCAGTTTCGGGAGGGTAATTCTTCCCTCCCGTTTTTCAATAGGAGATAACAGCATGGAAAATCCGCGCATTACATTAAGCGATGGTAAAGAGTTAGTAGTTCAGATTGCCCCGTTTGAGTTAGGCTATAAGCTAACTAAGGCAGTCAATAGAGTCATCCAAAAGACCGGAGTAAAACTTGATAACGATATAATGAAATTGGATTTTTCAGATTTTAAAATGTCACCAGCGGTTATGGTTCCACTTGCTAATATGTTTTTAGCCGCAATGGAAGATGACTCTTTAGAAGAGATTTTTTGGGCGTGCGCGAATCATTGCACCTATGATGGTTTACGCATAACAAAAGCCTTATTTAATGATAGTATTGAAATGAGGGGAGTTTACTATCAAATCAAAATGAATGTTTTGAAAGAGAACTTGCTCCCTTTTTTTCCGAGTCTCCGTTCGTGGTTCGAAGGCACTACGTCAGCGGAGAAGTAGGAAACGTTTCAGTTCAAATTGATGATGTTAATTTAATGATGCTACTTAAACTTGCTAAATCGGGTTATGGTAGCATTAATGAATTATTGCAAACTAGATCAGATCTAGTTGTTAAAGCATATCAATTTGAAGTTTTTTGCGGTGAGTATGAGTCAGAGATGCTTGAAAGGGTGAAACAGGAAAAATGAATATATCAGAGCTTTCAGCAAAAATTAAAATCACCGTAGAACAGCAAGAGCTTAATAAACTCAATGATGCTTTCGAAGAACTAAAAAAGAAAATAAAAGAATATAATAAGCGTCTTGAGGAAAATAAGAATAAGCAAAAAGAATCGGGAGAAGAAGCTGAAAAGCTAGCTGAAAAGACCGAAGAGGCAGCGGATGCAACAGAAAAGCAAGCCGATGCCAATAAGGAATTAGCTGAAAAAACTAAACAAGCTACATCAGAATCTCATGGGTTTTTAAGTGTTGTAGAAAGGATTATTAAAGCAGTTACTAAATGGACTTTAGCTTTGGGGGTGCTAACTGGTAGTGCCCTTAATAAAGCCTATGAGAAAGCAGGGAAGTTAGGAACGTCACTGCGTTTAATATCGAGTGATTTTGGGTTATCACCAGAATCATTGCAGCGATGGCAGATGCTCGCTGAAACAGCCGGATCGTCATCCGATGCAATGTCTCGAATATTGCAAGCCACATCCAGCTTAAAAAGAAACGCTGTTATAAACCCTTACTATATGCCGCCATCTCTTAATATTGCTGGTATAAGACCTGCAAATTATGGGAGCACAGAAGATCTCTTAAAAGCTATTGTACGAGCCGGCGCAAGGTTTACGAATGAGAGAAAGCGCTTAGCATGGTTAGAAGCTTCGGGTTTTGATGCCGCAGACTTTAATATGATCATCAAAGAGTATATGCGTAATGGCAATAAATTTGATGATACGTTCTTTATTTCAAATGAAAATGTAGAAAAGCTCAATAAAATAACGGTTGCCACATCAAAACTTTCTCGCTTAGGTGAGGCAATAAAAAATAATTTCTTAGCAGCAATAAGTGATGACTTTGTTAAGCAAGTAGAAGCAGTTACAAAATGGATATTAGAAGGGACTAAGGCGCTCGAAAAGTTTTTTTCAAGGCATGGGGGTATATCAAAGGTTTTAGGTGATATTAGTAGCGTGCTTCCTATTGTAACTAAGGTAGCTAATGCCTTTGCAACTTTATCTTCAGTTATTTCACAATTCGGATTATTTACCACAACTCTTCTTGTTATAGGTGGTATTTTATATGGAATTCTAAAGGTAGTTGATTGGATTGTAGCCTCTTTTAAGTCAGCGGTCGGGCTTGTCGGTACAATGAAAGAGCTATTTTTTGGCTTAATGGCAATGAAGCTAGAAAATTTAATAGCTACAGGAAACATACCAGAAGAGTATTTACCAGAAGCACAAAAAGCTCAAAAGTTTTTTAAGGAAGGTGCAGGCGTATATCAAGACCCTAAAGCGGTAACTAAAGGAATTGCTGATATATTAGAATGGTTATCTAATATTCCAAGTAAAGTTGCTGAATCAATGGCAAGCGTTTTAGTAAGTGCTATATTAAAAGGCGTTGATTATTTAATTGATAGCATTTTAACTTTATGGGCTGATAGTGGATTGCCTTTTAGTGAAATGGCGAGAGATATTCTTAATAGTAGATATGTTAGAATTCCAGAAAATGAAAGAACATCTAGACAAAAGGCATTTATTGAAGACTATAGAAAGAGAGTAGGTGAAGAAGCAGAGGGATCTGTTCCGCCTCCTAAAACTCTAAATAATTTAAGAACAGCAATATTTGGAAGTGAAGAGGAAAAGAGATTAGAAAGTGAAAGAGTTAGAGCAACTGGTATTGGCACAGAATTTCTATCACTTTTCGGCAATATAAAGAATTTTTCTGATAAAGATGCGGTAAAGGCAGTTAAACTGCTTCAAATGATGAATAGAGAAGGTTCTCTTGATGTAATGCCAACCAAGATGAGAGAAAATATTGTTGATATACAAAATGTAGTAAATATTAATGGGAACGAACCGGAGGAGCAGCAAATACAGAAGGTTAAAAAAGCTATGAGTGGTGGAACTCTAGAAGGACTTAAGCAAGCGACAGGAATAGGAACGGGGAATTAAGTAATGGCAGAAGGTGAAAAAAGTATAACAGATAAAGTTGGTGAGTGGTTTAAGAGTCCTTCCAAGTTTCCAACAGTTAAGGATATTTTATCAAGTATTATCTTAACTAGCCCCGAAACAAAAAATAAAGGCATAGGTGGATATAGATTCACTCAAATGCGCGATGATGAAGTAGAAATTGGTTCTAATATCACAGATTATGTCGTTGAATCGGGGATGACTATTCAAGACGCGGTTATTCTTAAGCCATTGCGTCTAAAACTATCTGGACTTGCAGCAGAGGTATCTTATGGCGAAAGTAGGACTCTTCAACCCGTAGATACATTAATGAATAGTCTTAAACCATTAAATGCATTTTTACCTTCACTTTTAACAAACGATCAAAAAACAGCAGATATATACAATCAGTTTAATAAGTTTTATGGTGAGTTTAATAAGCTAGAAAATCAAATTAATAGTATTATCGGTATATGGTCTGATAATAAAGGAAGTGAAGACTCGCAATTAAATGATCTAACATCACTAGGTGATGCATGGCTGAATATAATAGGATCTGAACAGCAAAAAGCTTTCTCACAGCTTTACGCAATGTGGAAGGCAAGGAGTTTGATAAATGTAGAAACTCCTTTTGGAGTATTCAAAAATATGATGATTGAGAGCGTTACAATGAAGCAGTTAGCGCGCTCAAATACATACTCAGAGATTGAGGTTACACTTAAACAAATTACTTTTGCGACCTCCCAAATTACAGGAAGTCAAGGCAATACGGATGCGGGTAGGCGTAATGGTCAAGTAGATAAACAAGACACGGGCAATACTGGTAGTGGAAGCATTACGGATGAGCAACTTGACAAAGGGCTTTCTACAGCAGAGCCGCTACTAAATAATGTTTCGGATGAAAGATATAGGACGGAGGCGGGATAAGAAAATGTTTAAGTTGTCTGGTTTACAAGATGGTTATAATCAAAAATTAGTCGTTGGAAATACTGGATATGGCGATATAACCTTTTACTTTCACTATAGCGATACACAGGTAAGTTGGTGGTATGGGGTATTTTGGGAAGATTGGGGTTTTGAAAATCATAGATTATTGTTATCCCCTAACTTACTTGATAGGTTTCGCAATATAATTCCTTTTGGCTTACAATGTATAAGTTTTGATGGAGGAGAACCCCTATTCCAATCAGATTTTACAATTCCTAGAATACAGTTAAATATTTTAACAACTGAGGAAAGGGATATTGTGCATACTTATCAATTTAGACCGTTTATATATGAGTAAATTTTTTCCTTCATACCAACTCTATATCGAAACGCAAGATGGTGAAATGATTTCACTACCGGAGGAGTATGCAAACGATAGAGAATTCGCTTGTAAGTTTACAGTGACACAGACAACTACCAGCACTCCCCAAAATGCTACAATAAATATTTACAATCTTAGCGATTCTAATAGAAAAAAAATATTTTTTAATTGGTTTGACCAAGTTAGCGTGATGAAAAGGATCTCATTATATGCCGGATATAATGAAGAAAAATACTTAATATTTGATGGGGTACAGCAAGAGGTTTCAACTTATAGAGAAGGAGCAAGCCTAGTTACAGAGATTCACGCAACTGCTCTGGGCTTTGGAATAAATGGTTTTTTTGTTAATAAAGAAGCTATTCCATCTTCGGAACCTTTTCAAGTAAGCCAAGCACGAAGTAAAATAGAAACCACCGAAACTGAGGACTATATTATAAAAGAAGATCCATATGTTATTGACTCGGTAGATGCTGCTTCTTTTTCGTTTCCAAGAGGTGAAAAAAATAGAGAGGTTCTAAAGTTTTTAGTTGAGCAGTTTCTTAACACTCAGAGAATGTACAAAAATCTAAAGTTTGGATGCGAAGTAAAAATTAGTAATGATAAATGGTTGGATAGTGAATTAAGGAAACCAACTGTTTTAACCGGCAATATAATAGATTTAATAAAAGATTATGTTCCACCCAATACTAACGTATGGCTAGATAAACATATGCTATATATTATTAGTACGAAACTATCTTTATGTAGAAATAGAAACCGAAGTATTAGTGAACGAAAATACTATAGTGATAGGCGTCAAATTGCGATTGAAAAAAGAGATAAAAGAACTTATCTGATAAGCGGTAAAATAGATGTTTCAAATGCCCTTAGCATAACTGAAAAAATTGAAAAAAACGATAGTTCTGAAATAAGTCAGACTAATGTAACAGATTTAGAAAATATTGTTGTTATTAATCCAGATACAGGATTATTAAATACTCCTCGTTTTTTTGGACAGTCTATGCAACTAACAACCCTATTCGAACCTCGTGTTAATTGTGGCGATCTAGTACGATTAGAGTCCACAGTACAACCAGAATTCAATCGAGATTATAAAGTTTGTGGCGTTACTCATTCTTGTGAAATGGGGTTTGGTACTAGCGGAAGTAATGTAACATCACTTACTTTAGTATATCCTAATAGCAACTTTATGGATGTAGGTTACGCGTTATGAATAGTTTTTCTGATCCAGATTTAGTATCTATCCTAAAGGGGATGCGAGATAATACATTATCGAAGACCCATGTTTGTGCGCTTGGAAAACTAGTAAAATTGTATGAAAAAACAGGGTTAGTTGACGTTCAGCTTTTATCTAAAGTTTATGTACCAAAAGCCAGCGTCAAAGAGGAAGATAAAAAAATTCTTGAAGCGCTAGGTGAAGAATATAGTTACGAAAAAAATGCAGTTGTTAAAGGAATTCCGATTATTCTAACGTATTGTACAAGACCTATCTTCGAAGGGGATAATGTTCTTCTATTTTTCCATGATGACTGTTATGATGAATGGCTAGAGAAAAACGAGGAGTATATTCCGTCAACCAATAGAAAACATGATATTAATGATGCTTTTGCAATAGCTGGAATCCAAAACTACGTTGATAACGTTTTTCTACCATCTGAAGATAATATGCAGATGGAAGGTATCGACAACCTCAAGCCAATACTTAAATGCCCTTATGATCCAGTAGGCTACCCTAATACAAGCGCAAGGCTTAAATGGTGGCAAGGAGAGGTACACGTTGGAGATGGTGTAACCCTATGCTCTAGGAACTATTTTAATATCAATATGTGGGCAGAGGGAGGCGGTATTTATGCTTATCCGACAGTAAGTTTTGAGGTTAATACCGGAGCGGCTGAGTTCGTTGTTAGGGGTTCGCCTCCTGCTAATATGCTAAAATCAGAGGTAGGAAGGTCAATCGGCGAGGGGGTTGGTTCCTACGGAAAGTCTGGAATTGCTAAGTCAACTGTCGGAAAGGTCACTATTGGCAACAGGTCAAGACCTAAGATTATTTCTATAGATCCAACTAAAGAAAATGAAGATCTTAACGGACTTGAAGACGGCGATATGGTTTTTACGTCAGATATCTACCGAATTTTAAGATACGAACGTGCTATTATGAAGGGGATAGGGGAGTTTTTAGGGACTACTCTTGCAGCAGCCTTAGAGGAGGATGGATGCACCGCTAGCGCTTTAGCTTGCATTGCCTTTGGAGTACAAGTGCAGATGCAGATAATGGAGTTAGGTCTGAGAATTGATTCCCTTTTTGAGCCAGTTGCGGCAATTCCAAAAGATCTTATTGACGACTATCACAACGGGGATTTAATTTTTGGAAGTTTGGGGCTATGAAGGTACGGGCGATTGACGAGAAAGGCGATTGGGTTTTTGGGCTGGGGGTGCAGTCCTATAAAAAGGATTTACTTGCAGTAATGCAGCTAATAGCAACTCATATTAGAAGTTGGTACCTCGATTGTTTTTTCGATATGGAAGCTGGTATTGATTGGAAAAATTTACTAGGTGCAAAAAAAACTGAAGATATGATTAAATTAGCTTGCCGACGAGAAATGTTAAAAATTCCAGAGGTAAGGACTGTAAATGCTATGTGGTTCTATGTTAATGAAGATAGAGAGGTAACTATCTCTTACGAAGTAACTACTATCTACGGTCAATTTAGCAACTCTGTTTTGATATTATAAAAATATGAATAGAATAACACTTAACGGGATAGAGATAGCAACTGTTACAGAGATCGTTAATAACATTATTAATGGGACTGATACAGTTGATGGCTTAAAAACAATATTCGGAACCGATGTTAATTTTGACCAAGATAGCCCAGATGCCCAATTAGTTAATATTTACGCACAAGCGGAGCGCGATGCCTTAGAGTTTGCAGTTACAATTTTTAACTCAATGGATCCAGATCAAGCCAGTGGTGATACTCTTGATGCTAGGGTTTTATATAATGGCGTTTGGAGAAAAACTGGGGAGCCGACCCAAATAACTGTTAATATAACTTTCACGCAACTAACAACCATAACTGGAATTAATGACGACTTAACAGGAACTAGGGAAAATGTTTTTACAGTTGCAGATGATAATGGCAATTTATACTACTTGCTAAACACGTTCACTCCCAATGCAACAGGTACTTATGGAAAGCTTTTTGTCAGTGCAGAAGTAGGTGATATTTACGTCAAACCAGACCTAGAGATGACTATAACGACACCAGACAGAGGCGTTGTAAGGGCTGTATATGCTAATTTAAGGGTTAAGGGCTTTGATGAGGAAACCGACGAAATGCTGCGGACAAGACGTGATAAGGCAGTAGGAGTTGGAATGTTAGGAAGCGTCGAGGTCTTACAGTCATCTCTTAGGCAGCTTCCATATGTAAAAGAGGCGGTAGTATTTGAAAATCATACATCTTTTACCGACCTTGATGGAATTCCACCCCATAGCGTTTGGGTTATTGTAAGAGGTGGAGTTGATAAAGTTATAGCAAGTTGTATTTATTTAAGACTAAATGCAGGGTGCGGCATGAAGGGCGATACTACAGTCTATGTAAATACGATTGATGGACAAACTCTACCAATCTCATTCGATCAGGCTGTAGAGGAAAATGTATCGGTTAAGTTTACGGTAACAGCAGAGAATTACACAGAGCCCTTTAATGCTGATTTAATTATTCAATATGTTATTGATAACTATAATTTGGCAATATGGGAGCCTGCTACAAGTACCGATTTAGACCGTGTTTTGGATAATTATTCTTCAAAGTATGTATATACAGATATAGCTTTTTCAACAGATCCGAATACGAAAGCAACTATATATACAGAGGATGTTACTGATAACTTTACTGCATTAAAAGCCGTAACAAATGGAGCTTTTGCTATTACAGTTGATAATGGAGATGCGGTTGAGGTTACGGGGTTAAATTTTACTCTAATAACTGAATCAGATGATGTTATAGAATTTATTGCCAATGTTATTAATAGTGCATTTACAAGGCTAGGAGTTGGAGCAAGAGCAAGTAAATATGATAACGGGCAGTTACAGATTGAGTCGAATCTAAGAGGAACAAGCGGATCTGTCGTAGTAGCACAAACTACAACAGGGGAGGTTGATATATCAGAGGCAACCCTTCTTAACCTTGCCAATGCTACTTATGTTTCAGGTCATGATTCCACCTATTCGACTGTTATTAGCCAAGATATTGCAGATATAACACCGTTTCAAAGTGTAAATAACGGTAAGTTCAAGGTTACGGATGGGACTACGGTCTATCAGTTGGAAGACCTTAATTTCACCTCTTGCCAAAGCTTATACGATATAGCGGCTGTCTTATCAGCGGATGCTTTTAATCGGAGCTTCCCTTTTACAGCTTCGGTTTCGGGTGTAGCAATTCAAATCATATCGAACGTTGCAGGTGGAAGCGTATCTCTAAATGTGGGTTCTAGCACAGGCGGTACAGACCTTTATAGTTCAACTTATTTAGGAGGTGCAGGAGATTATTCTACGATTGCTGGAACAGCAGCAACTAACGGATCGTGCACAACAACAACGATTGACGTTTCAGAATTTCAAACTGTAAGTAATGGTGCTTTGTCGATTCAAGTCAATAACGATGCTTTTGTAACGGCAAAGAATTTAGATTTTTCAGAGTGCGGCACAGTACAGGCTATTGCTAATGTTATTGCAGCAGGATTGGCAACAGCAAGGTGTACTGTTTCAGTTGATGAAAGTTCAATAGTGTTTTATAGCAACGTAGCTGGACAAAATAGTACTATTAGATATCAGGCTGCACCTATAACCTATACACAGCTATGCTCTTCAAGCTATTTAGGAGATGCATCCTCGTGGACAACAGTTGCGGGTGTTTCTCCCGTTGAGTGGAAAACTTTATTATATCCGTCAACTAAAAAGAATGTTTTTGTTTTTGAAAAGAGTTATTTTTCGGTGACAGATGGAAACGAATGATTTTCAAAAATTGGTTGAATACTATGTCAACCTTTTAATAATTCAGTACCATAATAAGCCGAAGGCGAAGGCTACTATTAGAGCTTTTGTTAGTCAGCTACTTGAGTTCTATTCTTTAATAAAAGAGATTCAGTTCGCCTATGGAATAGAGACGGCTATAGGAGACCAATTAGATATAGTTGGTAAGTATTTTGGCGTATCTCGCAACTATTTCAAACTCAAGTTCCAATATAAATATTTTAGCTTTCAATATTTAGGCGGTGATGACGAAGGTCTGTCTTTTAGAACGCTTCAAAACGAGGGATCTGGAAAGACCTTAACGCTTATTCCAGAGGATACTTACGACTATAGGCTATCAGACGAGCAATTTAGGCAGCTAATTAAGCTCAGAATCATTGCTTTACACAACGCCAAAATTACTTATAAATATCTATACGACCAGATGTACAACCTTTTGAAGGGCAAGGTCTACATTAAGACCAACAGAGGGATAATGAGAGTAGATTATTACTTTCAAGATCCCAACCTTCAAGGTGTATTCTATACATATAGGGACTTGCTACCAGCTCCGGCGGGTGTTCAAATTGAGGTGCACAATGCAGAAGATCTCACGGCAGAGTTCACCTTGAAAGTTATGAGTAGAAATGGTGGGGTAGATTATTCTATGTATCAAGTTCCGATGCAGATGTTAGGCTTCCCGATTGCGGGTCAATGGAGGACGATATAAATGTATAACAAGAGACTAGATAGGAAGGCACAAACAATTTTTGCTTTTCAATGTTCAGACGAACAGATGTGCGCTTTTGGCACTCCTAATCCCCAAATAGAAGGAGACCCTGTATTTACCAAAGACGTTGAGCAGATACAGACCAATACCTATGAGAGAGGATGGTTTCCAGAGACCTTGAGTGGCAATATAAGACCTTATGCTGAAGATATGAACGGCTTGCATTATGTTCATAGCTATCAACTGGCTTATCTGCTCCAACAAGGAATTCCAGAATGGAACGCTGCAACTCCATACTATCAAAATTGTATTTGTAGGGTTGATGTCACAACCAATGGCGTATCAAAAGCTGTTCTTTATATGGCTTTAACAACTAATGTTGGCACTTATCCACCAGACAACCCAACAGCATGGACTAAGTTCTCAACAGGTGCAGATGATTATATGCCGGTTGGCGCCTCACTTGAATGGAACTCTAACACGTTGCCTAGCGAAAAATGGATGTTTGAACAGGGGCAAGAGGTTAGTAGGACAGATTATGCAATTCTTTTCAGTCGTATTGGAACAACCTTCGGTGCAGGGGATGGGAGCACAACTTTTAATCTTCCAAACTCAGTAGGAAAATTTACCGTTGGATTTAGGTCAGGCAATGACCCAAGAGGCACACTTGGTAAGAGTGGTGGTAGTTGGGATATGACCTTTACAGTTCCACCTCATAAACACGGGATTGGTAACATGAGGATTGCTGAAAGTGGAGGGCATATCCACTTAATTAATGACACAGGGCACAATCATGGAGTGTTACTACCAAACCTCATGCACCAGCATACTTTTAGGTTTGGAGACTATACAGCAGGCGCTCCAACCTCGGGAGGTCAAACGGTAAGAAGATTAGTTACTCTAGGTTCAACTGGATCTGGAACAGATGATAATCCAACGCAAGTAGGCTGGGATGCTGGAACTCCTAACGGAGCACATACAGGGCACTTTCTAAAGATGGTTTCGCCTCCAACAGCATTAGGATCTTCCGAACCTTATGGGGAGTTCCCTCTGAACCGCAATCTAGTAAGTGGGTCTACCCAGACGGGAATTACTATAAGATCTTCGGAGCACGTTCACAATAGTGACAGTTTTATCGGGTCTTTTGGAGCGTCAGATTCCACTAATAATGGTGATAGTGGTTTTCAGACAAGTTCCAATAATCCACCGTATATTGTTAAACGTAAGATTATAAGGGTTCTACCATAATGGCAAAATTAGATAGAAAACAGCAAAAGATATTCGCAAGTGACGCAGATTCTACGCAAGTAACGGCGTTTAGGACTGCGGGAACGATTCCAACCTACTCTAAAGATGTGGATGATATTCAAAACGAAAAGTTTACGACAGGTTGGCTTGACGAGGACAATACAGGCAATGTTATTCCATACGCTGAAGATATGAACGGCGTTTTTTATGCCTTCACACGAAACTTGGCTTACTTATATCAGCAAGGAATTCCAGAGTGGTCGAATAGCGAGACTTACTACCTCAATGCCATGTGTATGTATAACGGTGTTTTATATCAGTCCCTAGCTAACGATAACACCAATAAGCAACCAGACACCCAAACAACTTACTGGGAGCCTTATGCATCCCCTGTTAGTGGAAGTGTTACGGGAGCAGAAAACTTAGGGACAGGCTCAGGTGTATATGCGCAAGTAGCATCTAGTAAAATACAATTAAAAAGCCTTGTAGCTGGTACTAACGTCACTTTAACAGAGGCATCCGATAGCATAACAATAAGCGCTTCGGGAGGGGGAGGATCTAGTACAGTTGCGTGGGGTGATATAACAGGAAGCATTGCAAGCCAAACCGACTTAGCAACTGCTTTAAGCCAAAGAGGCACGTTATCTGGTAATAATAGTTGGACTGGAACAAATACAGTTCGAGATTTAATTCCTTCAAGCAATGCAACTTACGACTTAGGATCTTCAAGTTATGCATTTTCCAAAGTTTTCTCAAATTATATTGTATCAAATGCTAATGACCATTTAATTATCGGGAATACAACCGACCTAAACAGAGTCTTAGTCAACTACATAACGAACGGCGGTGAATGGGGTATCTTCCCAGACACCATAAGTGGAACGGATTCGAATTTAGGTAACAGCGTATATAGCTGGGACAATGGCTATATAACAACGATTAATACAAGCGAAATTGATCCAATATCTACATCAATTTCTATTGATGGCGATATTTTGCCCAAGGGCGCGACCAATTATAGCATAGGCGGTAAAAATAACAGGTGGTCGTACGTTTACACTAACAACATTATTCTCGGCGATAGTACTGGGAGCGTAACAACTAATCACAATTTTATAGGATATCTGGTTGATATTAATAGCTATCGTTTTAGATGGTATTCTTCAAATTCTAGCAGCAGCGATGATTCGCAAGAATTGTTTTTAGATGGTAACAACATACGACCTAGAAATAGCGATGAGGTTTCTCTTGGCGATTCGACCCACTATTTCAACAATGTTTATGGAACAACATATAATCTAACCTCAAATGTTAATCTAACATCTACTGCTTCTGGCAACGCAATGCGTCTTACTTGGTATGACACAACTAATGCCAAGTCTAGAGGACTGAATCTAGTCGATGCTAGCCTCAGACCGAGTAACACTAACGAGGTTAGTCTTGGAGACCAATACGGATTGTGGAAAGATTTATATTTGCTTGCTGGTAGTACAGGTGGAATATATTTCGGTGCCGATACATCCCATACTTATATAAGAGACGTAACTAACAATACCTTAAATCTACACGCAACGGCGCAAATTGTAGCCGACTGTCCAAATTTTAGACCAAACGGAAACAGCTCTGATTTAGGGCAGCAATATCATAGATGGAGCACAATTTGGTACACAACGCTTAATCCGCCATCTGATATTAGACTTAAGGAAAACATTGAACCTTTGGAATCTGGGCTTAAAATAGTCAATGATTTAGATATTAAGTCGTTTACTTTTAAGAATTCACCAGACCATATTGAGTATGGAATTATTGCTCAAGAAGTTGTCGAAAAATACCCAGAGTTAATATCTGTCCCAGATAGTGATGAGGGTACTTATGGAACGTATCTTCACAACTTTATCTTTGCTAGTATTAGAGCAATCCAAGAGCTTTCGGCGAAAGTCGATGAATTACAAAACAAATTGAATACTATAGGAGTAAAGCAATGAAAATTGAATTAGAAGTAGAAGATAGAGAAGCTGAGGCGTATTTAGTAGCTCGTACAAAAGACGTAAACATTACTAAATATACCGATGCTGAAAAGGCTGAAAGCTTCAAACGTGAGGTATATACCTCTGTTTTAGAAGTTATTGCAGATTTAGAGGTAAGGCGTGCGGCTGAGATAAAGAAGGCGCAAATGCTTCAGTGGATTCAGGGTAAACAAAATGTTAATAAAGTTCCAGAATCAGATAATTGATAGCGCGTCTTTTCCTATCGTTATTTTTCAAGATGGAATAACTTGGAAAACAACTACTGATTATGCGGTTGGTTTTTCCTTTGACAATGTTATGGATTCCTCTAAAACTGAGGCTGAAATACAGGAAGAAAGGGGAGATATAACCGCAAGATTGCTTTTCACCTATTGGGATGCCATTGCTAACAATCATACCTGCTTTGACGTAGAGTATGAACTGAATAAGATTTTAGCAATAAAAAATGGTAGTTCTTTGGTATGATTTAATTAAAAGGGGGGACAATGATTCCAGCTTACACAATAAAAACCGATAGTTCGACGACAGCCGATGTAACATATATTGGCTTTTGTAATTCGCTACAAGTTGATGATGACGCAGCAATCTGGGCTATTAAGCGCATTACAACAGACGGCGATGATGTTACAGTAGAAAATGCAGGTGGTACAGGTGATCCTGTTCATGTTTGGACAGATAGAGCAACGCTTCAATATAAATAAAGATGGCAATTAAGCAATATTTACAAGTTGGTACAGATGAAAGCTTCTATTTTTTTGATGGTGACAACTATGTTCTCATTATCAATGAATACGGAGCAGACGTATTAGCAAAAGCTGGAAACGTTTATTGTAACGATGACCTTGTTTTTTTTGATACAGATACTTGTTTAATTAGCGAGGATGGCGCAGTTTATTTACCGATTGGCAAGTCAACTACTCCGACAACTCCAAGCTATTTATTACTCGAAGATGGGAGCTATATTCTATTAGAAACAGGTGATAAAATTTTATTGCAAAGGTAAAGAAGCATGGCAGATCAAAAAATTTCACAACTATCGGAAAAGCAAACCTTAGCAAATGACGATTTGTTGGTTATCGCAAGTGGAAGTAATAACTACAAGCTAAAAGGATCAACGGTTAAAACATATGCTCAAGGCGGATTGGCAACGGTGGCAACCTCTGGAAGTTATAACGACTTGAGTAATAAGCCAACTATTCCAACGGTCAACAACGCAACGTTGACTGTTACGCAGAACGGAACAAGCGTAGGAACATTTACTGCTAACGCTTCTAGCGATACAACAATAGCAATAACCGAGACAATTCAAAGTGCATCAAGTCCTTTAAGTATTACTAGCAATGCATTATCAATTTCAACCGCTGATACATCTACTAGTGGCGCATTGTCTTCGACAGATTGGAATACATTTAACAATAAAGCGGCAGTGCAAACTGTAACAAATGATACAAGCAGCACAACAGCAACTCTAGCACTAGATGCTAATAAGTTATACACGTTTGAAACAGCACTAACAGCATTGACAATATCGTCAATTCCAACAGGAACATATGAAACTGAAATTCATTTTACTGCGGGAACTGCATTCGCTTTCACAGATAATGCACTAACTAATAAATGGCTAGGGGTAGATGCACCAAGTTTTGAAGATGGATCAAGCTATGTTATCGCAGTTAAGAATGGATATGGTGTTTGTGCAAAAGTAGGAGCTTAAAAAGTGAGCCAGCTAAAAAACATTATTTCTATTCAACAAGGTGGAGCGCCTGTCCCTCCCTATACAGTGCTAGATTATTGTTATTTTAACAATTCGCCTGTTTCGCTAGGATTCAAACTTACAAATGATATAACGCTTTTGAAACTGTCGTTTACAGCTCAAAACTCTAATTGGATTTTTGGTGCTCGTGATTATCAAACATCATCTGAAAGGTTTACGCTGCAAGCCGCAACAACCACAGGCGTAGTTACAAACAACAATGGCACAACAACAACAGCGATTTCAGATTTATCGGCTCGTATAGATTACTCTTACGATGGTTCTGTCGTTACTATTGTTAATAGTGGCAATACCTATACTAGTAACAACACAAGAGGATTTCCTAACGGCGCTAGAAACCTAGTTATAGGTTGCATTAGAAATGGCGCTAGCATTGTTTCAAGCAACTACTTAAAAGGCTACTTTTGGGGATTAGAAATTTATGTTGCAGGATCTTTGGCGCACAAAATAATCCCAATCAAAGACGACAACAATGTTATCTGTCTATATGATACGGTTGTGGGTGATGATTATAAATATCCAAGCACGGGAACGCTATTGCCAGAGGAGCCAGTGTCACTAAATATGGTAAACCCTAACAACTTGCAAACTTTTAACCTTAACGACGAGGAGGAATTCTAATGCCAGGAATTTCGATGTCTGGACAGGAGAGGTCAAAGCACGACTGGAAAGAGATTCAGAATTTAATTCTTGAAAATCTTTTTGAATCAATTCCAGAAGAAGTTGAACATATTAAAGAAGAGGTCACTAAAATTTTAGAGGAGGCTAAGAAAAATGTTTGCGAAACTGATAAGCGAAACAACGATTGAGAAAGCACCTAGATGCATTCACATTGGAGCAACAACGTTTGTTATGCCAACTGCTGAACAGTATGCAGCAGGTGGTTATTACGAAGTTGTAGAAGCTGAAAAACCAGAGCCTAAAAATTGGTTTTCAGTTGTTGCAAAATATACAATAGCTGAAATGGATGGTATTACAAAAATCCAACAGACTTGGGAATACGAGAAGCAACCAAAACCAGAATATAGTGATTTAATTGTCGGCTATATCAGAGAGAGATACTCAATAAATGATGAGCTAGCAATCCAACGTCAATGGGACAATAACGCAAAAAAGAAACAAGAGTTTAACGAATATAATACTTTTTGCGATGAGTGCAAAGTAAAAGCTCGTGCTGATATTGCAGAATGGGAGGCAGCAGAATGATATTAAAATGTAATGACAAGCTATATAATTGTGATGGTTGGCGCGAAGTAAGTCGCGACGATGAGTATGTAACCGTTGAGTTCTTTGAAATGTTCACAGACGAAGATGGTAGTAAAGGATCTTATAGCCATGTCTTTACAATTATCGATGACGATTATTATACAGCACTTTACGACAAATATCCGCAATTTGATCATAAAGATATACGATATATTAAATGCGAAGCGTGCATTAAGGCGTATAAGTTATTATTGCAGGAATTTGAGCAAGGCTTCACTTTCCTAGACGTAGACCTTTTAATAAACCAAGAGCAGATTTGTAAAGAGTGCGTTGAGGAGTACTTAAAGGATTGGGAGGAGGAAGAATGACTGTAAACCCAGAAGAAATGTTGGAACGTCAAATAGCATCACTAAGAGCTGAGATAACATCTCGTTTTGATGCCTTAGATTCCAAGATGGATAAGTACGCTACTAAAGAAAGCGTTAAATATCTTACAGGTATCATTATTGGAATTTTTTTGTTAATCTTAACCTTGCATGGTGTTGGGGACACTCTTTCAAGTTTAAGCCAAGTAATGAAATGATAACAGCAAGCCCTAAGGCAATAGAGCTTATAAAGAGACACGAAGGGTTACGTCTTAAGGCGTACCGTTGTAGTGCAGGAAAAGCAACCATAGGATATGGGCACACCGCTGGGGTAAAATTAGGGGATAAAATAACGGCGGAGCAAGCCCTTAAATACCTTGAGGATGACGTTAATGCCGTTGTAGCAGATTTAAACGTTTTAATAAAAACAGACCTTACACAAAATCAACAAGACGCAATTATATCTTTTGTGTATAATATTGGAGTGGGTGCTTTTGGAGCATCTACGATGTTAAAAAAAATTAATAAAGGTTTAATCAGTGAGGTACCTGCGCAATTTTTACGTTGGGTTTATGCCGGCGGTAAAATATCCAATGGTCTTATAAGACGACGTAAAGACGAAGCAGCTTTATTTGTTTCATAATTGTATAGGAGGCAATTTATGATGTGGGGACTAGACTACTTAGGAGGCGCTACATATAAGCGCGTTATTCTTAACAATCATCCAAAGGGATGGGCAGCCGGATTCTTTAGTAAAACTTTCGGTAACGCCTATCCAACTATTCAAGCACTTTCAAAAACTGGAAGATGCCCTTTAATTCGCGTTCATGCCGTCTGGGAAGATAACCATAAATACGATCCTGATAAGCACGATAGAGTTTTCAAAAACCAATTAAAAAGACTAATAAACGTAGCAAAAAAGTTTCCAAATGTTCACTATGAGTTTTCACCTTTTTGTGAGCATACAATCGGAAAAAATATGCTAACTAAAATCTTTAAGGACTTAAAAAAAATACTACCTAAGGACAATAAAAACATCTCTTTTGTAAATTGCCCATGGACAGGAGACTTTATATATGGCGATCCAATGGTAAAAAACGAGTGCCACGGAAAAAACAAAGTCCCCTCGCAAGGTAAATATAACTTTAGCTATGATGGTGAAGATTGTTATAACTCGAACGTTGAAGCTGATAAGGAAAAACATAGTAACAGAGCAGATGTATTTTTCTTTTGGACTATTTCTTTCAATCTTAAGAAAAACGAAAAAGAAAAACTAACAGTTGCAGAGCGAATGGAAAGAGACTACAGACCAAATGCTGACAACGTAAAACAGTGCATTATGTTTTCAAACAAAAAGGTTAAAGATACGGTTCCAGGCACCTGGATTATTAAGCCTATGAGTGAGAATGTTAGTGATGCTAAGAGTAACAAGCTTTTAGTTATTAGTCCTAAAAAAGGCACAACAATGCTATTAGAAAAGAACGGGAAAAAGGTTGCTACATTGTCTAGGTTTACACCAGACTATGATGGCAAAGCTAGATACTACGGATTTTATGCAGGTTATACCTACGGAAACGATGCCTATGATGTGAGATTAGATGGTATTAAGTTACAACCTAAAGTAAATCCTGCATTTCGTGGAGGCAAATTCAAATGAGATATTTGATTCTTTTACTTGCTTTAACCGCCTGTAGTGCGAAAAAACAAGATAAGAGTGATTTTCAAGTCATGATTGTAGAAGCACCCCTACAGTGTGAGGCAGAGCCAAAGGAACTTAGAGCAGAGTGCAAGTGCCCTAAAACAGGGGATACCGTTGCAACTACCATCAGCGCAATAGGAAGCGTGATAGGCAATTTAATAACGGCAATATGGGACGATTAGATCTGCGACAGGGTGATTGCCTTGAGCTACTAAAAACCGTTTCAGACGGCTCTGTAAGCCTTGTAATTGCTGATTTGCCTTATGGTATAACAGATGCTAAGTGGGATAAAAAAATTCCTCTGAAGCCGCTCTGGGCTGAATTAAATCGGGTAGCTAAGCCAAATGCTGCTTTTCTCTTTTTTGGAGTAAGTAAGTTTACAATAGAGATTGCCGCTAGTAACTTAAAAAACTATCGCTATCGATGGGTTTGGGAAAAAACCAGACCATGCAGTTTTTTATTAGCAAAAAAATTGCCATTGCGTTACACCGAAGATATTTTAGTTTTTTATCGAGAACTACCAACCTATAACCCTCAAATGAGAATTGGGTTATCGCACAACTTAAATCATCATGGAAACACGACAGGGGATATTTACGGCTTTAGAGGTCAAAAAAAGGAAGATAATTGGACAAATGAATACTATCCAAAAGATATTATTAAGTTTAGAGCAGATAGATTAGGCGGTCATGGCACGGTTAAACCCGTTTCTTTACTCCGTTATTTAATCCGTACCTATTCAAATGAGGGTGATACGGTACTAGACCCAACTATGGGTACAGGAAGCACAGGCTTAGCTGCTAAACTAGAAAAAAGGGATTTTATTGGTTTTGAATTAGACGAAAAGTTTTTTAATATAGCAAAAGAGCGTATTGAAAAGGGCGATTATAAAGAGCCAAAAGTTGAAAAAAAAGACGAACGTCAACTAGAGTTGCCTATATAAAAAAAGCCCCCTAGAATAAACAAGGGGGCGTGAGTCGTCATGTAATTGTTATGTCTTATTGGGAATGAATAAAATCCTCATTCACCCTTAGTATAACAATTTTTTTTAAGGAAACAAAATGAAAAAATTACTTGCTAAATTAAAAGAAACCTCTACTTGGAAAGGTCTAATCTTTATCATCACCGCTTGTGGCGTTGCACTCTCCCAAGAGCAACAGGAAGCTATTATTGCGGCTGGAGTTGCCCTAGTTGGCGTGATAGACGTTTTCCGTAAAGAAAAGTAGAACGCTTTCTCTTAGTATAGTAGGCGTTATAGCATCCCTTGCACATTGGGTATCGATTTTTTTGATTCATCATATAAAACGATGTTTCTGGTAGGACTCTATGGCAAGTATTGCACTCCTTAAGAGGAGTATCTGGGGTTTCGATGTACCAATGACTCCTATCTTTTCTTTTCGTAAAATGGTGTCCTTTTCCTTCAAAAGAAAACGTTGTTTTATTAAATATCATATCCCGAACCTTCTCTATCATTCCTTCCATCTCAAGGGATTGCATACACCAGATGAAAGAAAATGGTTCAGTAGAATTGTCAAAAAACCACGCCCGCGAGTTAATAGCAAGGCTAGGATCATACACATCTTGAAGAGCGCGGGATAAACAAGCCGCAATTAAATGCTTTTCTGGACTACTTTTAGCAACTGATTCGACAGTAAACTTTTTAGATAGCGATTCCATTTACTCTCACCGTTTATCCTTTATCTCATAGACGTACCCCGAACGGTCTCTATATGATACTCTAGCAAGTAAACCCTTCTTTTCAAGCGTTTCAAAACACGCTCTTATGGTAGGTACTGACAAATCTACTTTCCCCTCGATATATTTAATACCTTCAATAACAGGGTCATCTCCAAACCGCTCTTTGAGCAAAGCGTAAATAATAGCACAGTTTCTACCACATTCTTTAATAACCGTTTTACTTACCAATAAAAAATCATTCACCATTTTTTACATCTCCATCAAAATAGTTTTTTAACTCTTCAATTTCTTCACTTAGTTTTTTTAGGTGGATCATTCTACAATTTACTGGTTTATATCCACCAAAAACTACGTCAAGAGTTCTCATTATTCCAATTCCAGCTAGCATGGATAGAATAACAATCAAGGTTAAGTTTTCTTTTTTCATTTTTTAGATCTCTTCCTAAAATCATTAAATCCCCAAGAGTTGCGGTTGGATAACGCTTAACAAGTTCCTTAAATTCAGACGTTGTTAATGTTATCGACTCTGGAACTCTCATATCTGGAGTAAGTTCAACAATAAAATCATTTGTTGCCATAATCATCACCTATACCTAAAACCCTAAATAACCAACCTAAAAGCATCATTAATGTTACAAACAACCAAAAAATAATATGTAATCCTATATATGCACAAACTAGAAGACCGGCACACTTAAGACAAAACAAAATAAATTCCATTACTCTTCCTCCTTTTTGATTAAAATTTCATTATCAAAACCGTTATCAGCAAGCCTCTTAGCATAATCTGACAAGGTTAGAAAAGTTGCATAAACCCTATGCGCATTAAAAGAGGGGAGCGCGGGGATATGTTCAGCAGTATTAATCTCTATTCCAAGATAGTCTTGAAGGGACTCAAGCTCGGATAGCATATCTGCTAATAACAACTTATGTATAATTTTTTCATCCATTTTATCTCCTTTTATGTTATAATTCCCTTATCGGTAAAAACCAAAGCGGGAACACGCTACTAGGGAGAGTAATTCTGCTTTCCCTAGTTTTTTAGCATCCTAATTTTTTCTAGAAGATCTAATGCCTTCTCTTCTATGAAATCTATACTTTCCATAAGCTCGTCTTGAGTGGATTCAAAAATTGTTCCACCAAGTGCCATTACATCTACTTTTAATTGATCAAAAAGAGTTAACCTGTCGTATAACTCGTCTGTTTTCATAACTCCCCCTCTCGTGGTATAATTAATTTACGCGCCGTGTATTCGGAGCGCCCTCGCAATAAGAGTAATTTCTTAGAGCGAGGGGTTTATCTTACAACGCAGGCGGAATAAAAACCCCCATTAGAAAATCTACCCAATGGAGGAGTCCAGCTCCCGCAAGCATAATAATTAAAACGTCTCTCAAAGATATCTTTTCCATTTCTTGCCTCCCTTATTAATATTGAGCATTACTGTTTAAGTCATTCTTTCTTGCGCTATATGAGCGGTTATGGCTTGAAAGCCTCATAACTCTACTTTGCGTCTGGGACTCGCGATGCTGCCAGTAGGATGACTTTACGTCTGGACTAGCTTTTGTATCGGCTATCACACCAATTAAGCCGTCGTTATACGCTCTAATCCCTTCGGCGTCGCCGGCGAGCATTACAAAGCCTGCCTCACTGTCACTAAACATTTGATGCGCCCCAAAGGTTGTGCAACCAGTAAGGGTACTAGCGGCTACTATACAAGCAAGACAACGTTGCTTTAATTTGTTCTTTTTATCCTTCTTAATCTCCTTCTCTATCCTAGAGGCAAGAGATGCAGCAACCTTGTTTACATTTTCCTTTTTTGAATAAAATTCAACCAATTTTTCAACCTTCATTTTTTCTCTCCTTTGTAAAATAAAATTAAAACAGCATCCTGTACGAGCAATACTATAAGGGGCACCGCAATGCCCCCTGTACTATTTCTCATCAAAAATTTTAACCTTAATACCTTCGATTGGAGGTCTTTTTTTCATCCTCTCAACCGATTGCCTCAAAGCTTCCAGTGCTTCTTTAAGCTTTGCCCTAGCCTCTTCTCTTTTTTCTTCTTTAGTCATTTTTTGTCTCCTTATAAAAAATAGCCTCTTAATAACTCCCTCAAGAGTTATTCATAGGTGCAAGCTCACTTGCTTTAACCATCTACCGTATCAAATTTTCAAAACATAAGATGACCGAGAAAGTAAAAAAGATTCTCTTTTGTCATCTCATAATTTTACTATCGCAGTTTTCTGTTTTTTTGTAAAGTATTTTTTTAATTTTTTATAACTTTTTTTGTAGATTTTTTCTAACTAACATCTGCTTTACAAGTAAGTTATTAGAAACATTAGACAAAACGTTTTTTACGCCTTCCAAAACATTGTTATTTTTTAATGAATTCTCTACCAAATCTATGGTTCCCTCGATGTAACTTAACAAAGCTGTCGCATCTGTACTAGCAGGAACACTATTTACTATTATATTTTTTCCGATTTTTAATTCGTAAAAAGGTAAAAAAGCAGCTTCCATAACTGCATCAATATCATCTTGGATACCGTCTGCAACCCTATCGTATAAGAGGTGGTCTGCATAACCCAAAGCCTCCCAGTGAAGAGTCTTTGCCATTAGATAAATGCTGTTAAGGTTAGTTACTATCGTCTCGAGGTCTGTATAATTTAAAGTTTCTGCCATTTTCTATAATCTCCATTGCATCATAAAAATCATATCCCAACTCGTTGGCGCACCACCTAAAACTGTATGGATATATTTCACGCGAACGAAGCCATCTAATAGCGTCAATTCTAATATGAGCTGCACTGCAATGACTGTCTTTTATCGCTCTATCAATCAACGCAATAATCAATCGCTGTTCAGGCGATAAAGGCAAAGGGTTCTCGTTAAGAAGCGCAACCGAAAAATCAAGCTCCTCAAGCAACGTATCCCTCTGCCTTAAATGCTTCATTTAATCCACTTAGGTAGCTCCAAACGTTCAACAGCACTACTTACACCGCCCCAAGAGTCCACAGCCTCGCAAAATGCTAGGCTCTGGTATATTCCCTCAAGTGTTGTCATCCCTAGCTTAATAGCCTCGCTGTCAAGCTCATAGACAACGCAATCAAAAGGCGGTTTATTCTCTACGGCTATTATACGGTAGCTATTTACTTTTTTACCAGTAGCTAAAACTCCTTGGATATAGTGCGCTGCTTGTATGTAGTACCTTAACCTTGCAACCGTTGCAGCAAAGTCAGCGGGGATAACGCTATCAGTGGTTTTAAGGTCTGCCAATATGCCAAGCTCCTCACAATACAAGTCAACCTTGCACTTACAGTTATCCCAAAAAATGGCACGCTCTGTGACAGTAGTCTTGTTATTAATGAGTTCGACTGCATTAGGATTCATCATTACACCCGTTGCTATATCAACTACGCTAGAGTCTACAACGGTTTTCCCAGACGCTTCGGCTTCCTTCTTAAACTCCTTTCCCTCTTTAGTCCTACCATCCAATCCTTCAGGTGCAACCAAGTAATTAGCCTTAAAATCTTCCGGCTCTAGTACCGCACTATGAACGGCAGTGCCTAGAATCATTGATGGCGTTGGCTCACTTGGATGCGTCAAGGCGTACTTGTAGTGCTTTGGGGATTTCATAAACTCTTTAATAAGAGAGTAGTTCCACCCCTCAGCCTTACGATATACATCTTCTGGAAGCTTTAGAAACTTGTTTTTTTCAATCTCCATAAAGCCCCCTAAAATGGAATCATATCATCAGTGAAAGGTTTAGGATCGCTCTTTTTTTCAGTCTTAATGACTTGAATTGTAGCAGCCTCTATCTGAAAGTATTTCTGGTTGTTGTACTCGTGGATTCTAATTTTCCCCTCAACGAGTACGCTATCCCCTTTCTTAATCTCTTTAGCTTTTTGTGCTACAAATTTTCCACAGACAATGTTGTGCCAAGTCGTTTGAGTTTCCCACTTTCCCTCTTGGGTCTTACGATTCTCAGATGTTGCAAGGGTAAAAGTCACAAAGTCTTGAGTCTTTTCCGTTGCATCTTGTCCAGCTTTACCAAATAAAAATACTTTATTCATTCCATTACCTCCTATTTTAATTCACATCCCTTAAGTCTTTCTCTTAACTTTGATTGATTGATATCTAACGTAACAATTATCTCGTTATTTTCCCCGATAACTGCCTCAACCCCATTAGATTTAAAGAACTCGACTGCCTTCATAACTACATCTTTATCGCCTAGCTTACGAAGATCATATTTAACCCCTTCCGCTGGAACAGGAGTTTTATCTTCCGTGTTAATTGCATCTGCATCCTTCACATCGTCAAGGCAAAGAAGGGCTGATAAAGCGTACTTTCTTGCATAGCTGGATGCCATTCCAGTAAGTTGTGACCCATCCGATTTTTTCTTTTCTAGCTCCTCTCTTGCAAAGCCGTTACATGATGCAAGAATCGTGCCATCATCATCTAGTACCGAGGCTGTAGCCTTGACGTAGTACCTATCTCCGATTAGAACAAGGTCATCTGTTACAACGACCGCAACCCCAACCTCTAAAAGAATTGGTTTTAATGCTTCAAAGATATCCTCAAGGGAACGATAGCTATATTCCCCAAAGGAATTATATTGATTTTTTGCAACCCTAATTTTGGACTGCAATGTAATTAATTTTCTATAATCCATTATTTAGTCTCCTTTATTTTTTTACGAAACGGGATTAGGTGTTCACCCTTCCCGCTTTTAGATGCCCTCTCTGCCCTTTCGGCTTCAAGTTTTTTCTCTACCTCTTGCCATACCTCAAGCTCCTCTCCTGCCTTTGGTCTGTTTCCCTTAAGGCGAAACGCCCAGAGGGGACAGCTCTTAATCGGACACTTAACAACCTCGTTCCTTGTCCCGCAGCACTCAAGGCACTTAATCTTAATGGCTCTGGTTTGGTTATATAGCATAATTACTCCTTTAACGCAAAATATTTTTACAACTTAAAAATAAAAATTCTTAGATTTTTCATCCTGTTCAGCCATAGGAATTAATACCTCATCTAGGAATTTTTTGTATTTTTGGGGATTAAATTTACTAAAACTACCCCCTAGGTGTTCTTTAAGCATCCTAGTGACCGCCTCTCCACCTAATATTCTCGTACAATAATCGATTTTTAATTCAGCTCCATGGACTTCGTCTCTCCTCGCGCACTCCCCACTAGGAAGGACAACAACGCCTTTCTTAGCTAGATTGGCTCGATAAGCTGCTATCTCATCAGCTCTACAACCTAAACTCCCCTCCTTAGGTGATACGTCTTTAACATACCCTATGGCTGCTTTTAGGTCAGACGGCTTGGGCGAATATTGGTTCGTCTCCATCACCCTCATGGCTGCCTTTTTGACTGTTTCGAAGTCATAATCCCTAAAAATTTCTGTCCATAAGTCAACCACTTCAGGAGATGCCTTAAATTTGTCGTAAACCACGGTAAAATCCCTAAGAACGGCGCTCATTTCTATCTTATCCATATCCCAGTACCTCTAAAATATTTTATTTTTTTATTGGGCTTTCTCTGCCTTTAACTTCGCAATATAGTCATCTAGTGCTTTGAGGGATTTTTCCTGCTCCGTCAACTCCGAATTTTGGCGCGGGATTCCCTCTTGGCGATACGCCCCCTCGAGTACTTTCTGGAAGCTCGACTGCTGCATAAAGAAGTCGAAGTTGGCACGCCAGCCCCGATTGTTTTCCCCCCTTAGAAAGGGGGAGGCGGCAAGAGACCTCTCGACCGCAGCCCAGAACTCTGACTCGCCGCCAGCTTCCTTTATGCGTGCCTTAAGGTGTCGAATACGAGTGGTTGTTAGGCTGGTTATGGTTGGTAGCTTGTATCTTGAGGCGATGTCATTCCACTTGGGTTTTGGATCTTCCTTAAAGACTGATTGCTTATTAGACCCATCAGCCGAATGGCTGATAAGTGCGTAAGCACTCTGATCTGGGCTTATTAATCTATTATTATTTAAATTAATATTTATTATATGATCAACTTGATCCGCGTCACGCAGATCATCTTGAACCGCGTTGTGATCCGCGTGAACCTCATTTCTTGAGTCCTGCAAAGATTTCCTTTCGGTTAAGATTCCTTCAGCTTTTATCCTTAAAAGGTCATCTTCAAGGGGATAGATGTTCCTTTTAGTCAAAAATCCCTTGTCCTTTGCATAGCACACTTGGATTAGATTTTTCTCTTGCAATACCTTGAGCGATCTCTTAATCGTGCCAGTAGATGTGTTAGTCTCTTCAGCTAGTAGTTCATTGCTTGCGTAACAACCATGCTCTGCACCCCAGTAAAAGTAAATTTCTCGTATAGTAACATATAAAACGAATTCATTAGCTGTTAGCTTGAACGTCTTCAGCAATAGCTTCCTTAGCTCGTAGTCGTTTAGCATTGTAAATCTCTCCCAGTTGTAGTAAAATAAAAAAAAATATTTGCACTATGGAAAATCTCCCCATGAGAAATTTCCTAATGCTTTTTCAAATCCCTATAAGGCTTGCTTCCCAGTGCTTCCTTATAGGATTTTTTTTACCATAAAATCCCTTAAATTAAAAGTTAAATTCCCTAGTAACCACCTCGAACCCTATTGCATACCCCCCTACGCAATTCCTACAATGGTCTTGCTGAAACTCCTATTTTCGGTCGGGGGGTGATGTTAGTTCGCGCTACTTGCCTCCCTTTTTAACCTCGTTGTAGAGACGATTAATCGCCTCATCAATAACCAGCGACTTGGAGAGGATTCCGCCGTCCTTGTCGGTCATCACTCGGCGGAGATAGTCCACCTTCTGAATAGTTTCAAGCGAGATGTACAAGCTCATGCGCCCGTAGCCACGCTCTGCCTCTGCTGCTTTATCGTATTTTTCCCAACCCATAGGTATTACCTCCTATAAAAAGTATTTACATTAATTAGTATAATGCAGATTAGATTATTATGTCAAATAAAAAGATTCATGCAGTGCCAAGTTTTTTGCATTAATTTGACTTTTTATCTAATTGGCACCGCTATTTTATGGTTTACAAAGTTAAATTCCCGTGCTAAATGTTATCGGGGCTAAAAGCTGTTTTCCCTAGTTACTTAAGTGTTGTTTTTTTTATACCCCCCCAACCTTTTTTTGAGTTATTCATTACTCGGTCTCCTTTGGTTGGGTGGGGCGCACCTATAAAAGAGGTGGCACTAAGGTACGCGCTAGCAAGTCCGAATCATCCAGTAACTAGCAGCTAGGGAAGGTGCAAAAGATTGACCGCGAGACGCTGTAAAACGTGGAGGAGGGGTAAGCACCGCACAGCTTTTAGCCTTTTTTTTTGCGCGCTCGCCTGCCCCCACACAGCCTTGTTCTAGCGCTACGCTGCGCCCTGCGTCATGGGGGACGTCATGGGATTAGTGCTTTTAAGAGTAAATTATTTACTTTCTGTTAGTGTGTTTTCTATGGTGCCCCTCTTGCATCCAGCCTATCCCTGAAGGGTCTACTTTGCTGGCAACGTGCTCAAAAAATCCGCATACGAGCTTTTGGAGCCCTCTCTGTGCATAAAATACTAGGAGCTATTTTAAGGGTCTACAAGCCTCTATAAAGGGCTTTTCTTTACTGTTTAGTGTAAAAGTAAGGAATAAAAAAACTTTTGTTCTAGGGGCTTTCTAGGGGCAATTTTAGGATATTAGATTTTTACTTTTAAGGCTTCCAGCTCCGCCGCTAGAGGGCTAGATTCTAGGGCTTAGGTAGACCTAAGGGGTATCTAATAGGGGCGCAAGGAGCAAGCTAGGGGGGATAAAATGGGGAGCGGGATAGGATCTTAGGGCAAAAAAAAAGCCCCTCGAGGGGGCGGGGGGATTAAAGGAGGGGTATTAGTTTCTTAGAGTAACAATCGCAGCCTCCGAGGTATGTTAAATCAGTAAACTGATCATCTATGCGCTTAGGCTTATAAATAGCAACGTGGCACACGCTAGCATGACCCTCTGCGTCTTGTTGCCAACCTGCGCTGGTTATGCGCGCGATCATTCTGTCGCTTAACTTTTTTGTAAAAAGATCTGTGATGATCGGGGTATAGTCTAGGTCGAATCTCGCGCCCTCGATCATCTCGTAAAATTTTATTGGATCGCAATCAACAACTTTTTTTTCATTAATGAAGATTTTCATCTTTCGTCTCCTTAAAATAACTACCTTCCGCAACTCACGAAGCCTAGAGTGCTCAGAACATATTCTAGGTCTCCGTCTTCATCTAGCTTCACAAGCTGGAGCTCCTGATAGTGTTCTTCGTACACCCTGCCGTTCTCTTCTTCTCGGCTGGTATACGAGCCGTCTCCGTTCGACTCAATAAATGCTCCATTGTCGAGGCGGTACCAGTCGCCGTTGCCTTCGACTGAATAAAAAAGCTCGAATGGCTTTGAAGTATCAAAACTTGCATATGTACCAGTTAGAATTGTTTTCATGTTCTGTCTCCTTAAAAACATTAGGAACTATTTCCTAACCTCATGATCTTATTATCGACTAACTAGCCTAATTAGTCAATAGTTTTTTTTACTTTTTTTGCTTTTTTTTAGGGGGGCAACCCCCTTTTTTTTAGCGCGGGCGCCTTGGGCGACGTGGGCGCGCTGGTCTGCGTGGTCGTATCATTTTTAGTCCTCCTTCATAATAAAGTCGATAATATCGTTGTTTCCGCACTGTCCACCGCTCCAAAAATACAGATTTTCAGCGATACCATCAACGCGGCAACCATAGCGCGAACTTCCTTTACCCATTACGATCCACTTAGTACCATCTGGCAATGGATGGGCGCCTTGCGACTTAAATATTAGATCTAGTCGAGCTCGATCTATATTTTTCTTAATTATTCCGTTTCCAGCCCACCAAATATTGACTCCTATTTTTTCCATCTTTGCCCCCCTTTTACTTTACGATATCGGTTTTAAATTCAATCTCGCCCTTCTCGGCGCTCTTTAGTTGTTTAAGAAGATCATCTGCTTTGGGGTCGTCAAAGGGGATTAGATCGTATATTTTGATCTCTGTATAGGTCAATTTAAAGTTAATGAGGTCTACATACCAGACATACTCTATGTCGCTATGAAGACCTTTGTAGTACCCTTCGTCTTCAAAGTGCCCCTCCGAGTTTAGAAGCATTTTGAAAACAAAATCGACGGTCTCTCCACTCTTGCCGCAGACTTGGGCCGAGGTTATGAACGAATCTAGCACAACCCCCATCCATTCAGGGTAACCGTCGCAGTGGTGATAATACTGGTGAACCTTCTCTTCAAGTCCACGACCGCCTACGTTGTATCTAACTAATATATTTGATCTAGTGCTCATTTTTGTCTCCTTAAAAATTAGAAGCTTTATTGCTTCCTTATTATGTTTTTATTATCGACTAATTAAATTAATTAGTCAATAGTTTTTTTTATCTTTTTTCACTTTTTTTGATGCACCGAAAAAATCAAAGGGTGCATGTTTTTTAAATTCTAACGCCTGAATCTTTCCAAAGATAGCTCGGCTGGTCGAGGTCGCCTGTATGGAAGACCTTACCGTTTAGGAGGTCAACTCCGAAGCTCTCGCCCTCATCTTCTAGCTTACTCCAACTGCGACCCGTTAGCCTTTCAAGCTCCGCTGCGCTTGCGCTCCAGAATCCGCGCGCGTCAATGCTGCGGAGTGCCCATTTTTGACGGTCGGTTAGGTGGATGATGTGCTGCGCGTCTGAGTCTATTGTTTCGACAAAGTCAAGGTAAGGGCTTGCGCTTTTAAGAACAAGCTCTCCGCCCTCAACGTTTAAATTCTCACGAAGGATAGCGCCTAAGACTCTGGGGCTAACCTCAACGCTTTTAGTGCTGCGACCTGATTCGATGTTTAAGATTGTATTCATTGTTTTTGTCTCCTTAAATTGATGAAGTATCTTTGTTTCTTCATCTTATAAATTTATTATCGACTAATTATCTTAATTTGTCAAGTAATTGTTTCACTTTTTTTGATGTTTTTTTAAAAAAAAAGATTCAAGTTTCTTGAAAAAGTAAAAAACACAGTTTTAAGCAAAGGGCGGATCGCTTTTAAGGGGGCTGGGAGGCGCTAGGAGCACGAGTTTTAGATTCTGATAAATCATATAGACCGAGTTCAGATCGGCGCGTATGGGGCAACCTCGCGATCCACTTTTTTAGGGCTTTTTTGCAAAAATTAGGGGTGGCACAGATTTTGCTATATGCAAGGGGTGTACCGTGTAAGGGAGAGGCAAGGAATTTGCTAGGCAAAAACGAGGTGGCGGAGCTATAGGGGGAACATTTAGCGCGCTTTTTGCATGGGGGATAGGATGGCAAAGGATATGGCACGAAGTTTGCATCTAAAAACGACTTGGCAATAGCAACTGGGCGGATAAATTGGCACGGAGCTTGCAAGGCGTGGGGTGTATAAATTTTAGACAGGAGTGTACAAAGTTTGGACAGTATGCAAAGTTTGCATAGTAGGAGGGCGGTGAGGGGTATCTAAAAACGATAATTGGCTTTTAAGCCCATGCGTGTTATTTTAGGGCTATGAAACAAAAAAAGCTATTTCAAGAATTCTTTCGCTTTATGCTACAGCAGCCCTGCGCGAAGTTTCAGAGCGTGAAAGAATTAAAAGAGAAGATCGGCGTTGATGACCTCGAGAAGATGAGCGTTGCAGGGGCGATTGGATGCGCGATGATTGAAAAGGCGATAGGGGGGGATGTGAGCGCGGCAACGTGGATAAGGGACACGGCGGGCGAGCGACCGACTGAGGAGCGGCAAGGGCTTCTGGGATGCGGGGAAATACGCATTTTTGTCCAAAAAAACGAGCAAAAGATAGAAATAACTAATAAAAACAATGACTTACAGAAAATGCCCGATAATATGCATTATCAGGCAATTTGCGCACCTGAGGATGACAAAAAGGGCAACAATAACAGCTAGTTACAGGTTATGCCGATAATTCGCGCTAGAATGGTCTAGGAGCGCCCCTTATTCGACCCTATATCCCTATGCGTTTTTTAGAATTCAAGCGCTTGGCAGGGCTTCTAGCCCCCAATATCCCAGCTTCCTGCGCATCCAGGGCAAGACCAGCGCCCCCGACTCCCCCAAGCCGGTCGTCCCCCCTAATACCCCCCTCT